CGAACCGCCTGGTCTCGCAGCGAAGCTTCCGTCACGCCAGCAGGTAGATTCACCCTCGGCGCATTGCCCACGCCTGCCCCGCTGTTGATGTTTGGTGCAGTCGGTTTTGGCAGCGCGGCCATCAGTTCTTTAGCGTCCGCTTCGATGGCGGATTCGTCCTCACCCTGTAGGCGGCTGGCAAGTGCGGATGGCATGTTGAGCCGTGCGGCCACATCACGTTTGATACTGGCGATTTCAGCGGCTTGGAGTTTGGCATTAGTTTCGGCGATTTGCTGTTGCGCCTTCTCGTACAGTTTCCGAAACTCACCCTGTTCCTCTGCCGCTTTGCGCTCGGCGTCTTCACGGGCCTTGATAGCCTGCGCATCTGCCTTCGCGCGTTCTTTGACCAGCCGGTCAGCGATGATCCTGTCCACGTCTTGCTGTGTGAATGTGCGTTCGGTCGCCGGCGTTGTTCCTGCTGTTTGGTCGCCCGCAGTCGGCGCTTCCGGCGTTTGCTCTTTGGTTGGTGTTTCGTCGTTCATACTCTCCCCGTTTTTTCCGCCCGTCGGCGTGGAATAAAAAAGCGCCACAACCGGCGTATGTCCCGGTGTGGCGCTCTAGGCGCTACGATAGTATTCTGTTGCGGAAAATTATATCATAATTATGTCATGGAATCAATAGTCCTATTGATCGGACTATTGGCGAAACATGCGCGGGGCTACTTGGGAACAATCTCGAATTCAAAGTCACGACCATTATCGATACAATCTGCAACAACATCTAGATCGTAATCTCCAGAAATGACCTGCCGCACCTTGAACGATGCACTAAAATCGAGTAACCATTGCACAGTTTTGGCCAATTGTTCGCCATTGTCAGCCCACCCGATTTTCCGATTGACAAACTTCGCCGTACTTAGGATGTCAGGCGATCTTCCATCTTCAACGATTTTCCAAACAAGATCCGCGTCGAGCGTATCAATCATTTCACGAATGAGGTTAGCAAGCTTTCTCGGTATTTCTGGCTGTTCTACTGACATTCCGCAGACTACCGCTTCGAGCCATTGTGCAGGCGTCATGTTCATCTGATGTGCATTCAAGGTGGACCAAATCTCTTCAGCTGTGCGTCCACGCCAAACAACAACCGGAACGGTAGACCAGCCCAACGCTTTAGCGCAAGCCAACCGCCGATGTCCGTCGCCAACCTCGCTATTTTCCGTCACCACAATCGGAACCGGCATTCCGTTTTGGGCGATTGAGCTCATGAGTCCACCCAAATTTTTAGACATTGTGCGTTTGGTGGGATTGAACTTTGCTGGCCGCAATGAATCAATCGGAGCCTCAACGAATTCGTGCATGATGGTCTGCTGCATGGTCTCTCCTACGTCCACTCGACATTGCGCTAGTTTTCAGACAGAGCAGTAAAAATGGTTGCGATCAATTTCATGTCACCTCCACAAACGACGATTCGACGGACAAATTATTGTCGGTGAACTCTGGATGCAATAGCAACAAAGCCAGGCGCCATTGGTGATACTCGCCACGCTCCTTGATGACAAGCTCGGACGTGCGCCGGTTGAACCGGGCTTTGATGCGGCCATCCTCACCACATAGATTTGTCCAATCACTGCGCCCATTTTGGCTGTCGTCGCTCATGGTCACCTGCTGAACTCCTCACGAAGCCGCCGGTCAAAATAGCGCTGTACTGTGCGCTCATTGCGGCGCGCCGTTTCCTGTACGGTGTTCGTCCATCTGCCTCGGTGGATTCGTGACTGCCGGTCTGCGTCCTGCACCTGTCGGTTATATGGCGCCATATTGCTATTGCTGCCCACCTCGCCGATAACCGTATTTCCTTGAGTTTCTACCGTTCGTGACCAGCTGCGGCCAAGCGTGCCCGTGCGCCGATAGGTAGAACCCGTGCGTTGTGGCGGATAGGTTTTCTGCTCACGCAACAGCAGAAGCGTGGCGTCGTCCATGCCGGCTCGAAGCGCTCTATTGATTCTGTCCGGCGCACGCTCTAGCATGTTGCGCACTTCTCGGCTGTCGATTGTAATCGTCACGGTCGTCATGTCGTCATCCTGTCAGCACGTCGATGATGTTCGTCGGTCGTCTCGCTGCTGCCTGTTCCGCCTGGTAGTTTGCGTATGTCTCTGCGCTCCACTGGTAGCGTTCCTCTGGCGGTAGTGGCGTTTCCAGCGTCAAAGCTGTCTCCTCGATTGCCCGACATCGGCAATTTGGATGCGCCGGAATTGTTGCGCCGTTCGGCCAGATGCGTTGCGCTTTCGGAACGACGATCAGATGATTTGGGCCGCAGATGGGACACACCCTTTCATCTGCGGCGCTATACCACCTGAACGAAGTTACGTTCGGGTTGGCGTTCGCCGCCTGGTAGGTCGCCTCGTAGAAAATGCGGGTTGTCTCTGTGGCTGCGATGCGCGCCGCCCGCGCCTGGCCGAACGTCGGTTCAATAGCCCGGATCAATTGTGGCAGGCCGTCTTGTGCACCAGCCGTCTCTAATTCGCCACGCTGCCAGTCGAGGAACGACCGTGCAAACTCAGTGCGCCCGGTCGCGTTCAGATTCGGAATGGAGCCGACCAAATCAACGTCCAGGTTAGTGTAGTAGTCGCCGACCCAGTTCAGCACCGCGTCATTGATTTTATTCCACGTCTTGTCGTCGGCAACTCCGGTCAGCGCCGCTACAATAGCCCGCTCTTGAGCGACCGTCTCAACCGACGACTGGACGGAACTCCAAAGGAAATCATCTTCTCGCCGCCAAAATGAATTGATTTGCGCCGCCGTTGGCCTGCCGTCTGTGGCCGCAACCAAATCCAGAAGACGCACTTCCTGCGCAGCGAGTGCGCCGGTGAAAGCATCGCCGATCACGCTTTCCGCCCAGGCTGCGGCCTCGACTGGATTCAAGTCACGGTTGATGCGCTGCGCCGTCGCATTCGTGATAATGCCCAACTGCACAAGCGCTGATAGGAGTTCGTTCACGGTAGCCTGTACACTTCCGGCGGCTCCTCTCTGATTGCGCCAGTCGCAAGATGCATAAACCGTCTATTCGAGTCACCAACGCACGTAATTTCAGCCCACAGGTCTAATTCGTTTAGCAGGTGCTCATTGACAGTATGTTCGACAGACACCGCTTCGACTTGCGCCAAAAACTCCAAGGTAACGAGTTGTACGCCTTTGCCTTTCGTTTCAACCGTGGCGTTTCGCACGTTCATCACCTCAACGCCATTGACAAAGACGCGTGATACAGGGTTTTCGAGCGCCTTGGAAAAGCACTCAAAGCGCACTTGGTTTAGTTCGTTCACTTTTGCGCCTTCGCCTTTGGCCTGCCACGCTTTGACTTGACCGGCTCTTCTGGCTCCTCTGGCTCCTCGATGTCGAACGGAACATCGTCCTCTGCCGTCACACTCCAGCCCTCACGAATCAGCAGTTGCACCTGTGACGGCGCCGTGATGATGATCTCTTGCCCGCCACGAAACAATCGAATCGGTTCGCTCACAATATCCCTCCATTCTGTTGTACGGGTGGCGTGCTATCCGCCGGTCGCTGCGCTGCCAGACCTGCACGGCGCAATTCACCTGCAATGGCTGCCACTGTCACCGCTTCCTCTCGTCTCGCCTGTCCCTTGAATCCGGCAATGTCGGTCGGCGTGAACCCCAATGTCGTCCATACGACGTCATCCGGCACGCCCAGCCGCTTGTACGCTTCCGCTACCTGCGCCTGCTGCAATTCGTTGCGCACGTTGGCATCCGTCCATTGCGCCTGAATGTTCAACGGATCGACTTCCGGCAGGCCAGCACCAAAAGTTTTGGCGATATTGTAAGCGATTTCCATCGCATCCGCCCACGCCTGGCCGAAAACAAGCTGGCGCTCCTGGACTCGCTTGACCAGGCCGGACTCTAACTGTTTGAGCGCCTCGCCGCTTGGCACTTCTGCGCCGCCAACCGGCTGCAAGTAATAGACCGGTATCCGACTAACTCCGGCAATCGCCTGCACGAACGCCTCTTTCGTTTCAATCATCGGTTGCAGATTCGCAGCCTCAAGTCGATGGACACGCGCATTGTCTACCTGGATGATGCGCGCCGGGCTGATATGCAACTCGTCGTCGCCTTCGATGTTGGCATCGTCGGCGATAGGGTTGAATCCGCCTTCTGTCGTGTATTCAATAGCAATCAGCGGGAAGCCGCTCGTGTCAGCCGCCGCTATCAAATCCAGCCAGGTTTTATTGAGCGCATTCTGTAGCCCGATGATCTGTTCCATCTCGGAACCGCCAGGAGTCGCAAACTCAATTACTGGAATGCCAAGCGGTTCTCCCTGAGCATCGACCCAACTGAGCGGCCAGGATAGATCGCCGCTGTCCATGTAGGTTTCCCACTGACCCGCCTTGCCCTGGATGTACTTGCGGATTTCCCCCGGCAGGTAAATCGTCTTACGCTGGACGCCTGTCCTTCCTGGATTCAACGGATCGAATGTATAGAAATATCTCGTCGCATATAAAACCCGATTGCTATCTTCTGGATCACGGTGGAGCATAATTCCCGGCGCAACTTCGCCAGCGTCCACTTTATGCAATGTGATGCGCGGCATCCCTTTTTTTTCGTCCCAATCCACAATGATGTAGCTTTTCCCATCACGCAAAGCGCGCCGGTAAAGTCTGATCTGCTGAGAATCAATCTTATTCCCTGCCCACCAGCGCCAGAACAGCGCTGCAAGTTGCGCCGCCGGTTCTGGCGCATCTTCAATATCAGCGTCATCTATGCCAGCCCCATTGACGGTGAACCCGGACAAATCCAAACGCTCACGAAGCGTGTCTACGACGCTGCGCACCAGGTTATGCGCAAAGGTAAATTGCTTTCCCTCGACCAGCGGCCCCAAAAATTCTTGTTGCCGCTGAGTGAGCATCGTTGGATGATCGCCAGCATAGTAGGCGCGCAGCGCACGCACTTGCGCCGCCGCCGAAGCCTGCCTGTCAATAATGGCTTGCATGTGGATAAAGCGTTCTAGTTCTGCCGGCGTCAATTGCATTATGTCAATCATCAGTATTCCCTCACTGTTGCTCGTTTGCGCGGGCGTCCGGCGCTGGCATGGAACATAATCATATAGCGCAATGCATCCATACCGTGATTATAAAGGTCTGTCGGCGCTTCTTTTGTGATTTTACCTTCCTCGCCAGCGGGATAGGTGTACATCGCAAATTCTTCTTCCGTGCTGATTGGCTGGAAGCGATCCCGCAGGGAGTTGTCCACCTCAACCAGGGAATCGAGCGCAAACATTAAGCGGGGCTTTCCATCGCCTGACTTTGCTAGACGTTCTTGAACCTTTTCGATCCCAACAGATATTCGTTTGTCAGCCGCAACCGTCGGTATCCCATTCTCCTCCAGCGTGGCTCTGTCCTCTGCATCATGATCACAAATGGTTGCAATGATTTTCTCGCCAGCAGACAATTGATTGATTTGTTCCGCATGGCGTCGGACTGTTCGCCCCGTCATATATATTTGCCGATACATGATTAGTCGCCCGTCAAAATCTTCCACGTACCACTGACAGACAAACGGATTGTTATACCCAAAATCAATAGCCCGGTATCGAGGACGTTGGTCGTACTGTCTGTCCCATGCTGTGTTGTGAATGGCCGGATCAAATTCGTATACCTGCCCCTCGGCGGCAACCCACAGACCGAGCCGACCGCGCTTATACCGAACGCCCGTTAGACTGTCCAAAATAGATAACGTCCGCCTGCCCTGCGCTGTCCAGTCCGATTTGTCCTGATCGTAAAGCATAGGGTTGTCAGCATGACGGCTTTCCAGCAAGCGGAGGGATTCCCTTTGCTTAATCCAGTGCGTCGATGATCCTGGATTGCAATCGCCCATAATCTGCGAAAAAGGCGCATTGCCCGCGCGCCCCGTGGCACGGCCTGCAAGTTTCTCCCAATCATCCAAAAAAAGTTCTTCGGCCTGGTTGACATAGATAAAATCAAACTCCGCTGATAGAAACTTGTCTGCATTATCCATACCGCCGACATTCAATCGTGAGCCGTTCGGATACTGGTAGAAGTCTGGCGCTTCCCCGCCGTATGGTTTGATCGCACTTTTCGGGTGGGATGGAGGCACGACCAGCACTTTTCGCTCATACGTAGCCATTGCAGATGTGCGCAGACTTCTGTACGTTTTGCGCACCATCAAAGCGGAAGCATTTTTATACAGTGACAATAAGGCGTGCAACTTATAAAGTGCGGCAAAAGTTTTCCCGGTTTCATACGGACCGCTGAGGATGATTTCATGGTCTTTCGCCTGCCAAAATTCGAGCGCGCCACCATGCAGTCTGGGCGCATCCTCAGTAATCCCGATAGTAGCCATTATGCTTTGAGATCGTCCAACATTCCAGGTCTAAGGATAACAATAGGCAAATCGCCGCCGTCTGCCCCGGTCAATTCCATGCGGTCGCTATAGCCTCGATGCTTGCCTTTCTTCGTCAGATACCATTTAGCATCCGCCGTATCGCCGTCTTTTATGTTTCGCAGCACAGTTGTTTCGGCAAGATCGAGCAATGACTCGCACTCGTTATCGTATGCCTGCTTGACGGTCGGATAGTTGTCGAGCCACTTTTTTACCGTATTCCATTCGCAGCCGACCTTGCGCGCTATGGCGCTGACAATGCCGCCAGTGCCTGGAATTGCGTCTATGAAATCTTGCGCCGTGTATTGTCTACCCATTTTGTAATTTTGTTATCCCAAGTTATCCCAAATGGTTATGTAGCGCCGTTTGGGATAAGCACCGGCGTCTTGCCGGTCGCCGTCGCCCAGCGATCCAGCGCTTGCAGAATTTCGCAAGCTGGCGT